CGATTGCCAGATATGGCAGGAAGCGTAATTGTTCCCGTAAAGGTACCATCGCTATCGAGCACGATTTGCTTCGTAGCGGCGGTGAGATTCAAAACAGAGAATGTGGCTGTAGCGGAAGCTCCTCCGGCGAGTGTGTCTAAATCTGCGTCCCACGCTTGTACATTCGACCCGATAGCAAGACCTGCAGAAGTCCGCAGTGTTGCCGCATCGGTATCGTCCAACAGACCTTGGATAAAATCGGTGATGACGATTTCTTCGATATCGCCTGCTCCAGACGAAGCACGCCCGAGAAGTCGATCTGTAGCTGATACGTTCTGTACCTTCGCATAGGTCACCGTGTCGTTATCGATGGTCCAGGTCGCTCCGGCAGAGCTGGTGGTAATATCGCCCTTGTCACCGTTGGATATGGTGAGGGACAATATCTGATTCACCCATTCACTGCCGTTATAGACAAGAGCCTGTCCGGTGGATGGAGAATTAACGTTGAAACCTGATAACGAATTGATCGACAACCCATCGAGCACAAATTCTTTGAGAGTGCCAAGATTCAGATTCTTCGTCGTTCCGGAAAGGCATTCTTCTCCCTGCAAAAGAAGAAGATCAGTCTCAGATGGCGAAGTGCTTTCATCATAAGAGCAATAATTCCCCGCATGAGACGGGTGCGCGAACGTGAATAGCGCGATAAGCGCCAGCAATAATGCCTTCATCTTAAACCTTCAATGTTATTGGGTGATTAGGGTCCATTGACGCAGCGCGCCTTTGATACAGTCAGGCTGGTCAACTCTTTTGACGCCTAACTTTGTATCCTCTGGAGTAATATCGACAGTGAAACCGTCATAATTGTCTAGGACGCAGATATCGGTTTCACGGCTTGTGGTTATTTTTTGGTTTTGCATCGATGCGTGTTTGCATGATGCGACGGAAATCATCATCAGACTGAGGAGCATTGGCAAAATCTTTGACGATTTCTTTGGCCTCTTGTAGTTCTTCATCCTTATTCTCCACTGTTTGATCAGATCGGCCCTTAAGATAAATCGCCGTGCCGACCGCAATGGCCAGCACGGTGATGATGATTATGTAGATTGCGGCTTCCATCTACTGATTGAGCTTGGAGTAATCGACCGGCTTGCCGCTTTTCACGACCTCCTTGTCAATCTTGAGCCCTCGCCCTTCCTGTTTGACAATGCCGGATCCGCCTAGCCCGACACCGAACAGGATCGCCAGAATGAACAGGCCGTCGACGAAGCCATTTTGTGACTGGATTGGGGATTTCGATTTTTTACGCTCATCACGGATGATGTTGTAAAGGCCGTATGCCCCAACCAGCAGGCCGCAGAATTTAGCGAACCACTCAGCGAGCTGGTCAGCCAGTTCCGGGGTTATAAAGGCAAAAATACCTGTCGACATCAATGTCGCCAGAATTCCGCGCCATGTGGAAAATTGGACGATCCGTACAAGGATCGCTTCGAAAATCTTATTCATACTTCTCTCCTTTGGTTAAAGTTTTAGGATGCTCTCCGCCTTGCGGATGAACTCTTCTGGTTTGCCCTTGCCATGCACGGTGTTGTAATAACGCTTCCAGTACGCCGCCATGCCGGCAAGATCGTCAGCGGCAGGTAGTGGTGCCTTGATACGTAGATAAAAAATGCGACACATGGCCGCTGCGTAGAACATATTTCCGTGGAGCTGATGAATCGGATCGGGGGAAGGACTCATCAGATCGCAAAGCTTGTGATGCAAGGGCGGCTTTTTGCGGATGAAGTTTTCCCAGATATCGTCATGCGTAAAGCCTTCCATCTGGAACAGGCCGTAGGCGGGACCCGCGCGAAGATCGCCCTTGTTGCTTTCAACCTGATCAAGATATTGAAGGCCGCTTTCAGTCAGGCCCGTACCCATAACGAGAAGCTCCGCCGCTTTGCTCCAGGCTCCGATATGTGTGAGAGCTGGGCGCACGACATAGTCGCGCACCTGAAATAGGTTTAGTCCTGTCATGATTTATTTTCCTACAAAAAATGCCACGCCGGCCGCGAAGGCAACCCAGAATGTCCGTTCGATTACATTGATGACGCCGCCGCTCTTTGTGGCTTTTAGCTCAAGTATGGAGATTCTTTTTAAGGCCGTTTGAAGCGCACGGAAAAGCCTGTCGTTCTCGGATACGACATTAGCCACTTTTTCTTCCGTTCTTGCCAATGTGACAAGGGCATCGGAAAGCTTGTCGATCTTCTTTTCCATCCGGTTCATTTGAACGTGCAGGATTTCATTCTCGCCAACAGGTCTTTGTTCACCCATTATTTGCGCCCTCTCCCGGTATACTTGTATTTCATCGGAAAAACAGAAAGACCGCCCGGTCCTTTTCTATTGAGAGCCTCGGTATCAAAGGAGAATTTTCCACCGCGTATTTCTTCCAAGATGTCATCACCACCCGTCACCGATTGAGCCCGAATCAAATTGTGAATCCGATCATCGCGTGTATCAAGCATAATCACACTGTGACCCGTTGGAACTTTGCCGAACGGGTGAGGAAGAGAATTCATATCCCTCCTTTTCACTTCAGGGGTGATCTCTTCTTCATCAAAAAGAAGATTGGCGCCATCCATAATTTCTTCGATAGATCTCTTTTTTAGAATGGTCCGGAATTTTTTCTTGGTTTTTGGACATATCCGATCGGCGCGGACACTTGTTGGGCCATTATAACCCCAAGGTGGCGCCTCAGCGAGATAATGACTCACAATCTCTTCGGCTTCATTTAACAATAAATAGAAGAAACCGGCCGCTTCCTTCCCTTCGGCATCAGTCCAAGGAGCCGAAGACGTTATGTATCTTTGTCTTCCATATACGGTTTGGCTGGAGTTATCGAACATCAATGCATACGCCGCATTCACATATGACGTCCCTTCGGTTCCCGGAACCCATGCTGAGCGGTAGCTAACTAGGCTTGCTGCGACTTCGGGCCAAAGACCATATTGACCACCAGGCATGACAACTGCAGACGAGGCAAAAGCAAGGGCGTGTTTGATCCCTCCAGTTAACTCCCCCTGAATCACAATGGCGGGCGTGGCGCTGAAAGTCCCAATATTGGTATTAAGGTTCCCCTGCGAAACTGATGTAATCCCGGCGACAGCATGAAGAGATTCAATTTGAAGATAGGTGCCGTCATAAACACCGCGGTATATTCCCCCATCAATCAGATCATCCGCTTCGAGGTTGACCAAACCTGCAGACGTTCTCTTTTTCATCGTAAGGGCGCCGTTCCCATCAATATTGATGGTGGCAGAACCGGTGTTGTTGGAAGCCGCCTCGAATATCACACTCGCGAATTTCTCGTAATCTTCAATAGGCGGTGTAAGCGCTAACGTCAGTGCATTTGCGGTACCGCCTGCAACCCCCGACACCATGATGTTTTCTTGGATATCAAACCTGTTGGGGAGAATAATCCCCCCCTCGGTAACATTGTCCCCGATCCTTATTCTAAAATCGGTGATATCGATACCGAGTTCGCGAATAGCTAGAACGACGGCTTCCAATGAGGCTTTGGTATCGCCTCGAAGCTGTAACTGGGTTGAGGTCATGAGAGTTCCCTATGCAGTGAATCCGCCGTAATCGAGCGTTGTGGTTGGTATTTCGTCACCCCCGCTGAAGGTGCCGTAATCGAGGGTATCTGCAGGTATTTCGTCACCTCCGCTGAAAGTGCCGTAATCTAGCGTTTCTGAAACACCGCCTGCCGTGCCGACAATAAAGTTATTCAACCGTTGAGGGGAACTGGGCACTCCGAGACGGTTAAAGGCAATCATTTCCAGATCGTAAAGGGTCCCGAGCTGTCCGGTGAAGACATCAGCCTGCACTTCATAGCCTTCGATACGGCCGCTCACAGGTTTAAATGCACTGTCAGGTTCTGCTGATTTCTTATAGCGTATCTGGAACCAGCCAAGCTCCCTTACGAAGGCATCCGGGTGCTGGTTCCACCCGAGTACCACATTGTAAATCCTGTCATCCGCGAGTGTATTCACTGGGATGGAGTTAATGTTCAGGCCGGTCGGCGCCGATACCACAAACGGTGAAGACAACGTTGTTCTCACGGCCGGGCGCGGGTCCGCTTCGAAGTCAGTGTCCCATGCATAAACATTGGCATCCGTCTCTTGGATGTTCATATCCACGCCAACAACAGGTTTTCCGCCCTTACCGACATCTTCGACGAGCTGGTGTGTGATAACTTCGAAAACCTTATTTTCAAAGCCCAGTTCTTCATTATTGACGCGGATTGTATCGGCCGATTTTGCCGGAATCCCGTGCAAGTTTAACGGGAAATAAGCTCTCATCTCGCGGCGGATCAATTCAATCTTTATACGGGCGATGCGCTGCGCTGTAGCAGCTGACTGCGTAATAGGCAGATCAAGATCAGTGGTAATCTTTCTCCCACGGTCGGCAGCAATATAGGCGGACACCGCCACCTCTGGGAAGTCTGTCGGCTGCCAGAAAGTACCAGGGGCAATATAGACGCCTTTGACCGAATTGAATTTCTCTTTTCTGGATCGTCGCGGATCAATCTCAGGTGGCTTGCGGAAGTGGCTTTCATTGAATGTAAGCTCTGGAGCGCGATAAGCGGCCGCGTAGAATTCCCAATATCCGCCGACATTGATGATGTTGCCCCCCATCCCTGACAGGACGTCGCGCAGATTGTCCCCGAGTGTTTGCGCTGTGTCCAGCAAACCACCGCCATAATATCTTGGCTCTCCGGTTTTACGGACCGTATGGATCCCTGTGCCGGCATCGGTGAGATCAAGGGCAATTCCCTTGAGGGCATTATCGAGAGATGTCGCAAAGCTCATTCTAGGCACTTTGCCGTACTGGACAGGAACGACATAGTAATCGGTATCGGTAGAAATACCGCCTGGCGCCACGCCGGCGGTAAGAAGCCGGACCCGGCACCCGCGCATCATTTCGAGCATGTCGCCTTTTAAAGTCAGCACATCGCCGTTGACTGCGGTCACTTCAAAGTCTGCTGTTTTGGTATTCACGATTTCGTCGCAGATATTTGCCTGTGATGCGGCCAGCGTGTCATTGATGTCTTCGGTAGCGGCCTCCATGCCATAGGTGGTATCACTAAGATAATATCTGGAAAGGAGCGCCACATTTGGTGTCCACGCTGTCGCATTGATACGGGGATCGAACACCCTTTTTCCCCGGACCACGGCGGCAATATTGGGCAAGCCAGTCGGGTACGTCTCGCGGTTAAAATCGACCCGTACATAGATATAGGCAACACCCCTGCCGCGGTGCTGGTTGGTCCATTCTGGTATCTCCGCCACCATACGCTCGTCAGCCAACTGGCCGTCAGTGCCCAGATGTTTGCGAAGCCTCAGCTTTCCGGCATAACGGCCGGATGTGACATTCCCTTCTGCGTCGAGCGCATTGACCGGAACCACCTCATCGTTGACCCATATCTCATCGATCGCCTCGACCTCGTGGCGCGCGAGGGTGATGACATAGTGATGAAACCGCTTATTGTCAGTAGAACTCCAGAATGTCATAGCCCCGGATACGAGGACTTCGCCGAGTATGATTTTGTGCGTGGTGATAGGTTGACGGATTTGTTGCGTCCTGCCCGTTGACTGTTGGGCAAAATCGGCCACGCTGCTTTTGGGTTTTTTCGACATCATCCCGCTCAGGGATGAAAAGGCAATATTTGTGGCGGCGGCGAGAAGCGCACCAGTCAAACCTGACACGCCGAAGAAAGAGAATGCAGCCAAACCTCCGGCCGCCGCGACGGAACCGATTGTCGATGCTGCAGCCAAGACGATCGCTGCTGGCATTAAATCCTCCAGGCAAATTGTGCTTGAGTAAGCGGGATATGTTCCAGTTTTTTAGGTCCAACAGCGTAAAAGCGGGTGCCTGTCAGATCGACCAATCCCAAGGCATAACCATCCCCGGTCAGGAATCCCACAACATCACCACGCTGCGCCATCAGGACGGAGCGAAGCGGTTCACCCAGGGTCGCATTGGTTATAGAAAGAAGATCGGGATATCCCTTCTCGCGCAGAATTTGCACAGCGCCGTCGCGGGTAGAATATTTTGCGCGGAATTCTGACCCGTAATCGTGTCCGGTCATTTCCTTGACGCCGGCAACAGCAAATAGTGCACAATCCCATTTGCCCCGGATGAACTTCTTCCCTCTGGCAACCTCGAAGAAAGCGTTGAGCTTTTCTGGCCAGCCCGTTTGTCTATGGTGTGCTGTCATTCTAAAAGGATCTCTTTGTCTTGCAGATCGGGAACAAACTCGAAGAATTTGTCTCCCTCATATTCAATCTGCTGGTCTTCATGGGTATAACGACGTTCTTTTGCCTGAGTAAAAAGGATGCCGTCGCTTTCGATGAAAAGGCGGATGATCGGTTTTTCAGGATCCAGCACAATGGGCATCTGGTCCATCGTCCCTTTAAACCATCTGATCGGGTTAGCGATGATCTCCGAAAGTAGTTGTATTTCGGTAGTGTCGAGAATTGGATTACCCTCTGTGTCAAGCAGGGTAAGACCATCGGTATCAACAATCATATTCGTGATGGGATCCGTCCAGGATCGCATCGTTGCCAGCCAGATGCGGGCCGGGAATCCTTGCCAGCCATCTTCGTAATCAAGTGCCAGAGCTTTCATTTCCGGCGTAGCCGCCAATTCAAGGACGGCATTTTTTGCTTCAAAATCACGCGTCTCCTCCGGAAGAGACAATTTCAGAAGCGATCCTGCGCCGATCCATGTTTTGGAATCCCACACGATTGTGCCAATCCCTGTCCAGAAACGTACCGGTGTTTCTTCAAATTCCAGTTCGACAAAGAAGGCAAGATGCACGATTTCTTGACTAACTGCCGTGCGGACTTCCGGCGTTATAACTCTCATGCTCGTATATTCTCTTGTGCCAGTACGGCAATGTTTGTGAATATTCCTGGCTTACGAGCAAAATCCACCCGTGGCTGCAACAATCTGAAAACCCCCTTAGGGTCTATTAGAATTATTTCCTCATCACCCGTTAAGGCGTATCTTAACTTCGGCCAGATGTGTGCGCTGCCGCGTCCATCAGCATTCAGATCGATATCATCCAGAAGCATATAAAGCGTGGCATCTGCCCCTTCCCCGATTTGCAGATGCGAGCCCGCCATTAGGTAACCTTCAGTGACACCAAGATCGGTATCGATGTTGAGGGTCTGCGAGCGGATAGGATGTGCATTATGGACATGCGGATTGCCGGGATTAATTGCGGCAATCCCTACTGGATTTCTTTTGGAAGGATCACCGATCAGGAACGTTCCTTCACGGCCATTCAACTTGCCGAAGAATGCCTCGTATGGGTGTGATTTTTTTCCTTGGAGCGGAGCTAAGGTGACTTGAAGTTGCCATCGTTGACCTCCCCAATCTTGTATCTGTGCGGCAAAGTTAAAGGGCGATTCTCCACCATCGGCATTGGACTCCATGGAAAGTGTAATGCCGGTCAAACCGCGTAGAGATGGAAACAGGAGAGGGTATTCGATCATTTATCCCCTCCTTTGCAAGAATGTGGATGATCGTCCAAATTTGGTTGTCACAGCCGCAATGGCCTTTGTTGGTATGGATCCTTCAACCCGCTTCAATTCTCCATGAAGCTGCTGAATGGTAGAAGCAAGATGCCTATACCCCTCATCGCTGGATCCTTGTGCATTGATGTAAAAAACCGGAGACGCGCTCTGTTGTCCGCCACCCTTCAAATCCACTGGGATCGATCGTCCATCCGGTAACGGAACCGCCGCCTCTTTGTAAGCACCCTCGCCGAATACTGCAGGCTGGTCAGATACGCCACCGCCTGCAAACAGTTTCATGCCAAAAAGGCTAAATCCACCGGTCGAAGGTTTCGTTGGCGGCGGCATAAGCAATCCATTCGAGCCATATTTTGTGCTCGACCCGCCCGCGCCACCCAATGCGGAAAATATGCCATTGGCGATGAGTCCGCCGAGGCCGCTTCCTTTGCCAGTGCCGCTGCCAAGCTCAACGAGCGCGGCCCCTATTTCCGCAAGCACGGACAGCGCATATCCACGCAGATCAGTGAATGCATCGGCGCTTCCGCGGATCGCATCCGCCATCATTTTAGCCTGCTCTTCGTTGGCCTTCTGCGCATCGCGCATTTCGTGATACTGATTCACCAGCCGGGCAATTTCTTGCCCCTCTTCGCTGAAAATAGTGACACCGGCCGCGCGCAGCTGATTGCTGATCTCCTGACGGGCATCGGAGTAATCCATTTCCACATTGCGATTGCGAAGGGCTTCCACCACTTTGCGGACGGCATCGGCTTCCTTTTGTGCCGTCGCAATCACTTTTTCACGGGCTTTGTCCCCTTTGAGTATGATCTCTTCCGGTTTTTCTTTTGGTACAGGTACCCTGCCGCCCTTAATGCCCCCGGTGTCAGGATCGAATTTCGGATCCCATCCGAAATCCTGCGTCGAGAGATTACCCATTTGCTGTTGCAGACGGGCTTCAAAACCAGCAATACCGGCTTGGGTTGGGAGCAACCCTGCCCCATCCATTGCAGGAGGCACGATTGTAAAATCTTGGGATGTAGCTCCGTGCAGATCGTTCAGCCTGCGCGTAAGCTCCGCCGCGCCTTCTGCGAGCCTTGCAAAATGACTTATAACATCGGCGAGATTTCCGGTTATAAAATCATTATCCTTGATTTCCTTGGCCAGCTCCTTCCATGCATTGCTTAGATCAGAAAGCGCTGCTGTGACCGTACCGTCCAACCCTTGTGCGGCACCCTCATATTCTTTGAAAGCTTTGATTAGATCTACACCAAATTGTTGGCCGGTGATTTTTTGCTCTTTGATTAATTCCCTATAGCCGCCCGCAACATTGCCGGTCACTTTATCCAGCGATTGCATCAGTCCGGGCAATGGCTCCATGACCTGATTGAATTCCTGCGCCTGCACGGTAGCCGACGACATCGCTTGACTCATCCCGTAAATAGCTTGACCAATCTGTGTGTCCGTTGCCCCTAATGCCGCCTTTGCATTAGCAAGCCCGATAAGAAGTTCCTCCGTTTGCTGCGGATCAATCACACCACCTTTCTGAAGAGCAAGTAAACGAGAATATCCGTCAGCGAGTGCGAAGATATCAATATTTAATGCGCGCGCTTTTGTTTTTAGGAATTCCTGAGCGCGGGCATAATCCTCCGTGCTGTCGGTTAGGAACTTCATCCGGTTGTCCAGCTTCTCCCATTGCTGGACGTTATTGAAGATGCTGGTTGCGGCCTTGTAGGCACTGATCGCGGGAATAAGTCGCGTGATCATGGTGCGTGTCAGAATATCCAGCTTCGAGTTCGCCTCGACAGACCCTTGCGCAACTTTCTTCATCGACTTTTCGCCGCTGGCGCCGACTTCGGTCAAAGTCGAGGTCACGAGCTTTCCATTTTCGGCTTCAAGCCTAATAATGTAACTGTGCTTCGTCGCCCCCATTGTCTTTGTTCTCCGAAAGTAGCTGTGAAATTTCGTTTGAGGCGTCTAGCAGAAGGTCAAAGACGATGGGATCGTTTATCGTGAGTGATGAAAGTACAGTTCCTATCGCCGTAGCATCAAAACCCATAAAGAAACCGGCTGATGTAATGCGGCCTTGCCGTTGGCACTTCATCAGGACATCCCAGGCTATTACTTCTTCTTTACAGCGCGGACGTTGTTCAATATCCGGGCAATAATTCCCGTCTTCTCCACGCAATCCTTTGGCGCAGGCGGATCCATTGCATCGGCATCCGTCACAGTATTGGGGACCGCCGCCTGGCTTGAAATGCCACTTGCAACGATCCCCGAATCTTTTTTTGCCTGCAAATACTCCCTATGCCATGCCATAACCTTGTCAAAAAAGGTACTTGCCACAGCGAAGTTTCTCACCACAACCTCAACTGCCTCGTCGGTAAGGTCTGCCGGGTTATCGTTTTCATCCATCACGCCTTGCCAGGATATGATGTGCGATTTAGCAATTTCGACCGTCAGGTATTCCTTGAATACACCCTCCCGGACGATTGCATCTTCGAAGTTTGGAAAATCGTTCACATCCAGCAAATTTGCATCGGCGCAGTGAACAATGCTGTCTTCCAGTTCCTGAAGACGGTGGCGGGCCGATGCCAGGGCGATATTGTAAGACCGAAGGTCCATCGGTTTTAAAGTGAAACTGATACCTTCCACAATTTCCAGTTCATAGGGTTCTTCTGGCACCCTGAGGCTAGGCAGGCCCATTATTCGTACTGTGTGCCGTCGAGATTATTGACCAGCGTGATTGTCATGATCTTGCCACTGGTCTGGTCACGGGAGGCTTGGTAATTGAGCGCCACTTCGATACCGCCCGGTCCGGTAACGGGATCTTTTGGAAGCGACAAGGTTGCACGATGGATCGCAAAGCGAAGTTGTTGTCCGGCAGATAGCTTGTAGCCATATTCGAGATCGACCTTTTCGCGCGCCTCTGCAGAGGCGAGGATACCGGAATCAGACAGCCTGATATTGAGCTGGCCGGTTACGGACGTTATCCCCTCATCTGCCCCATCAATCCGGTCATCATCACGGATGGTTTGAATACCTTCCATATTGTTGGAATGGTTCATACTGCTGGAAGTCAGGTTACCGACATAGTCGCCTGCACTTTTCACATAGCCCTTGAATTGACTGATACGGGAGAAAGGCAGAATCTCGGGGTTGCCGCCTTGGGATTCTTCCGTAATGTCTTCCATACCTTTGGCAATCATCCCGATGACCGCTGTGGCAGCGCCGGAGCGTTGAAAGTCCAAGGCCAGCGTATTGGCCTTTACTGATGGGTAGAGACGGTAGCGATCGATATCGGGGTTTCCGCGTTCCATTGTAAAGCAGGGAAGATCTTCTTCGCCTGTCTGGAAAACGTGTTCATAGCCGCCCCCTTCAAGGGTTTTCGCAGAAGGCTTGGCAAAAGAAGCCGCCAGAGTGAAGGCATTACCAGCCGCGCCAACGGTATCGTGAGTAACCAGAAGGTGGTTCTTGCCGAAAGGATGTGAATAAGTGGCGACGTTAACGGCCGCATTGCCTGACGCGTTAAGCACGGTGACAATTTCATCGAGCGTCAATGATAAAGTACCCTTGATCTGGATATCTGTACCCGCTGATGCACCGGCAATGAATGTGTAAGTTACGCCGTTGATGGTAATCGTAGATGCCGCAATCGGATTGGCGGCAAACTCAATAGTACCCTTTGCAGCAACTTGTGTAGATACAGGCGCGCCGAACAATGCCTTAAGGTAAAGACCAAAATAATTTGTGTCGATTGGAACCGTAAGATCACCCGTCACAGTCAGGACGTCCTCAAGCGGTTCTTCCCCATCCCTGCCATATCCCAACACGGGGTCATCAATCAGAGAACGCTCACCGCCCAGCTCGTTTTTTGTAAAAGGGACACGGAAATAATCACCAGCGGCCATTGTGTCGTAGTCATCTTGGAATTTAATCAGTGTTTGTGCGCTCGCGCCTTTGGCTCTTTTGGTAGACATTCTGCGTTCCTTTCAAATTGAATAGTTTTATGACAGTGGTGTGGCCGTGTCGTATTCGATGACGACGTCGAGTACGGCGGACTTGATGTCTTGGCCGCCATCGATTTCCGTTGTTTGTGGTGTTGGATATCCATAGGTCATCCCATGGACTTGGCCATTCAATGTTTCGTCTGTAGCAAGCGCCGCGCCGATATCGCGCACGAGTGAAGTGTATTTTTGCTCACGTTGTGCCGAATCCGCATCCTGAACGAAAATTTCTATCTCGACCTGATGTTCGTAATAGGCGTTTTGAAATCCGCCGAGGACCTGATCGGGGTCTCCCGGGTCGCCATCGCGAACGATAACCAAGCCCTTGTCTGGTATTTCGACGGGGACCACTGTATTGCGCTCAACAGTTACGTCCAACAATGCGGCGGTAAACAATTGAACCAGAGCAAGCATGACGTCCTCGGATGTCGTTGTCATCGCTTACCCACCCGTCTGTCTATCATTCTAGGTATTTGGCTTCCCCATTTTTGGGTTGCTCCCTCAACGTCGAGACGTTTACGGAGCGATATCTGCGGAACCAGCACAAACATTGGCACGTCCGCCATACCGTTTAACGAGGTACGCGGTCCCATATTCTTGGTCTCGCCGCGCACCGCGAGTTTGCGAATATTCCCTCCGCCTCGACGTCCACCAGAAATTCTTACGCCCCGAGCTACTAGTAAAGGATTTTTTCCGGGTCTTTCGACCATCACAAGCTTTATGCCCATCCATTCTTCAAGCAATTGCGGCGTAATGCGATATCCGGAACGGCCGGCGCGGATCATCTTCTGTGCCTGAGGTAAGGGAACAGCCATAAATCGCCTGTTTTTTGCCCGAATAACACCGCCCTTGTCATAGGCAGCTATAATATGTGGTGCCATAGATACGATCGAAACCGCGGCGTTCTTGCTGTCCCCTGACCGGGGATACACGAATTTGTTTGGAGGTCCTTGCCAGGTATTACCCAAGCGCTTTCCAAGACCAGCCGCTTCCGTTTGTGCCCGAAGTTCGTTTTTTAGTGCCGT